ACACCATCTACAACTTTTATAGCTTTGTATCTAACTTCTTCCCAACCATATTGTTTAAATTTAAGATCACTAATCTTTAATGTACCATCAAGTTCTGGATTCTCATCTACAAACCTATCAATCCTATCTTCATGATTACCATGTAGCATAATCTTTTTAGGTCTATGCTTACCTAAGCCTTTATTAAATAAAGATAATGCTTCATGTGAATGATCCATATCTTGTTGATATCTTCTACCTTCAAAAGATTTTTTACCTCTGTCATAAGAGGATAAAGAATCCATACTGCAAAAATCACCCATGCATATTACATGAGAAACTTTATAATCTGCTGCTAATCTACCTGCCCACAGAAATCTATCATTGTTTGCTTTAGGTGTACAATGAGGGTCACCTATAACTAAGTGCGTTGCCATTAGTTTAACTCCTTATCACGTTTCATTTTTAAGTATTCAAGAAAATCAATAACATTAGATTCATCATCAAACTCTGCAACAGAACTAGCTGTTAAATCTTGTTTATTATTTTTCTTGTCTTCAGCATAACCACGTAAGCCCCAAAGAAAAGTTGAATGAGGGTCAGTTGTTGCCATTTTTATCATGCCTCTAGCTATTGTAGAACATAATTCGTATTGTTCAGTAGACATTTTAGATTGACTATCCATCATAATGCTACAATTAAAACCATTTGCCCAAGGTGAAACTATTACCTTAACTGAATTAATATAATTTATTTTATCTTTTTTTTTCATCCCAATATTTATCGTGGTTATCCTTATTATACTCTAATACTTTATGTTCATAATTTCTTTTCATACTTTTTTTACCAAACTCATCTGCTTCTTTTTCTAAACTAAATACTGTGTTATTAAATAGTCTATAATGTTTTTCATCTTTCTTCTTAAATACTATAAAATATAACATCATAAGGAGTTGGTGGGAAGTAGACCCCTCAAACTAATACCCACCTGCCTCCATAGCCTCATCCTTTCTAGGATTATTGACTTCTGTGTACCAAACCCATTTAGGATTTTTACCTTTAGATTGTTGTTGTGGTAGCAATTGTAATTTATCTTTACCCCAACATGGTAATTTATAAGGACAGTATGAACATACAAAACCTAAAACTCTATTACCCGTAGGTTTAGTTCTAAAAGTTTCTGCCACATCTTTAAAGCATCTCTTAAATGGCTTACCTTCTTTTAAAATTTTATAATTAGTTTTTGCAGAATCTAATGCTGCCTTTTTATACTCCTCATGTGATGCAGGAGTTTCACAAACTACCCATTCACCTGTAGATTTATTTACTACTATCCAACCACCAAAGTTTTTCTTTTGACTTTCACCATACAAAAAACCTTGTGATGCATAGCCAAATGAATCTTCTCTAACAACTTCTTCAAACCCTCCTGCTTCTCCAAATTTTTTTTCAAATGAATATGGTGATGCACTTTTAATATCCCATATTTTTCCATCAATTTCAACATCTTGCCTACCTTCAATTTCCCCTCCATCAAATTCATACTTAACTTTTTTCTGTTCATTTTTTAATTCTATATCAGCAGACTTCATTACAAATATAGCTAATGCTTCTATCAGATCACCAAAAGTATTTCTCATTTTATTACTATAAGGTTGACCTTCACCTTTAATACCTTTAGCTTCCATCTGTAATTGGCACAAAGGTCTGCCTATATTAGACATTCTAGGTTCAAACTTATCTTTTCTTTTATCTTCAAACTGTTTGAGTAAGGCACTTTTACATGCCTCACCAAACTCTTGAACCAATCTATCGTTTAACTTAACAGGAGATTTAGATACATTGTCAAGATACCTTTGAACTTTTAATAGTATATCATTCATTATGTAGATAACACTTCTTCTGGTGCAACACTAGACATATCTTCAACTATCTTTGCATCAATCTTATCTCCACTATTTGATTTACTATTTTTAGCTTTGTTATACTCAGCTATTACCTCAGCATTTTCATTATTTATAGACTCTTGAAATACTTTTAAAGTATCCATATCCATATCAGTTAGCTGTAAGTTCTCTTCTGAGTTAACTTGTATTTCTGGTACATAAAATACATTACCGCCTTTTTTCTGCCTCTTAGTGTTTAACGTAAAAGTACAATTAAACATAAGTTTCTTTCTCTTTTTTAGCTGATCTAATGCAGCACTAACTGGAGAAAAAGCTGTACCAGTTACTCTGTAAAGTATTGGTAAGTTTTCTACATTGTGTGCATTACCTTGAGCAGTTTTACCATTAGTAAAAGATAACAAACCATATACTAGTTTGTAACATCTAATAGTTCTCTGCCTTTCTAACTCCTCTGGAGTTAATGATGATCTATCTTTAAAAGGAATCTTGCCACATCTTGTACCACCAAGTATGTCAATGGCTTCTTCTTTCCAGCTTTTAAATATTATAGATCTATTTACATACTCACCCTTATCAGCATCATAGTGCATGTATTGCATGGCACTCAAGAATGGTCTAAATGTAACTGGTTTCCCAAAAACATTTTGACCAACATCTGGGTCGTATGTATAGAAGTGACCAACTGGTAATTGATTACCATCGTCATCTTCTGGTGTACGATTGATCGCTAATCTAGGTATGTTAGTACCCATGTTAGATCCATCATCCTGCCCGATAGCTTCCATTATTTGCTTATCAGACATTCCTTTTATATTTACTAAGTTATTTTCAGACATATTGTCCTCCTATTTTTACGTTATTATATATCATATTTTTAAAAAAAATCAATAAAAAAATAAACTGATTGTTAAATATACCATTAAAAATATAACGCATAATGTCGCACAACCAGATAGGTATGTGAATAATTTAGCTAGCATATTCTGGTTTCTCCTTTTACTATTTTTATACTTAAATCATCTGCCTCCGCAAAGTATTTCCACTCTGAAAAAAACTCATGATTATTGTCAATGTATAATGTAGTTGGCTCTATCATACATCTATCTTTTAGATCTTTATACTCTAAGTATGCAGAGTATTCTTCATCAGAATACTCATCAAGAGTATCTAATGCATCTATTTCTTTGGTCATTGTACCTCCTTCATATCTAACCAATTATTGCCTATTTTAAGTTCAGTGTCAAGCGGAACATTAAAATCAATATTGTAATATCTTTTTAATGCAGGTATTACATCTGCAGTGCCCTGGTTAAATATATCACTCATCACATCTTCTTCACCAGGATAAACATCAGCTACAATAGAATCATGAACTGTGTTTACAAGTAAACTTTTAACATTTTTATCTTTCATTAGTTTATATATATTTATACAAGCTAGTGGTACAATATCAGCTGTAGCAAAACCTTGCACAGGATAATTTTTTATTTGTGTACCATAAGTAGATCCACCCCAAGGTGTTCTCTCTGCATAAGGAAATGAATATTCTCTACCAGTTGGTAGTTTAATTCTTTTAAATCTTATAGCCTCACTCTGCAATTTTTCATGCCATAGTTTTATATCTTTATATTTTTCTAAAAATTTAGAATAATATCTTTTCTCGTCATCTGTACCAGTAACACCACCATACAAAGGTTTGAATGTGTGTGCTTTTGCATCCTGCCTAGATACACCTATTATATCAGCAGTATATTTATGCACATCTATTTTATTTTTTATATCTTCCATACCTTGCTTATCTTGTGCTAAGTAAACTGCAGTTCTAAATTCTAATTGTGCAAAGTCCACTTCAAGTATACTACCCTTTTCAAATCTAGATGTAACAACTTTACGTATGGGAAATGTTTTACCTCTAGGTTGATTTTGAAAGTTAGGATCTCTGCTAGATAATCTACCAGTTGCAGTAACTGCTTGCATAAACTTAGGATGTAAAAAACCTTTTTCATTTGTAAAATTTTTTAAACCTTCTACAAAAGTATTTAAATAAGTATCTACTGCATTATGCCTAACTATTGCATCTATAAATTCTTTAAACTCTCCTTCAGCTTCAGCAGCTATTTTATTTAATGTAAGTTTATCAGTTCTAAATCCAGATTCTGATATATCAAATACACCTCTAGGTCTTTGCCTAAATCCTGCATACTTTGCCATCTCTGTATAAACATATCCATCACCATCACAATCAGAACACTTAGTATAATTTTTATATGGGCTACCATCTTTCTTAATTCTTTTTATTACACCTTTACCTTTGCAACCAACACATTGTTGTGCAACTGTTCTATAAATCTTTTGAACATTATTATCTACTAGATTTCTAAACTGAACTCTAGAATAGTTTGGTCTTCTTTTATTCTTACCAGTATTTTTATCTATACCTATATTAAATATCTTACACCACTCCTTTTTATCTTTAGGTTTAACAGAATATATTAACCAAGATAATTGTTCTGGACTAGATAAATTAATTTTTGTATCACCCATTTGTTTATAAACTATCTTATCTATTTTTTGTTTTAGATATGCAAACTCTGCTCTATATTCTTTTTCTACTTGCCCTAGTTCAGATAAGTTTATATTGATACCATTTCTTTCCATATCAGATAAGACAACTAAAAATTCATTCATCATCTTAGCTGTCATAAGAAGATCTTTATTTTTTTCTAATCTAAAATCTGCCATCTGGGAATCAAACAATCTTCTAGTTATTTGAACATCTATCTTACCATATTCTTCAACAACATCTGCAGGTATGTTCTCAAAAGATATACCTCTATCCATATATTCTTTTATTCTATCATCTTTAGATCCTATCTTTCTTCTACGACAAGACATCTCAAGTGTCAAACTTTTCCTTATACCTTTATTTAATATATACTCACCTATCATTGTATCATAAACTCTACCAGAATATTTAAAACCAGATTCTAATAACCACATTAAATCAAATTTTATATTATGTCCTATTAAAAGTGTAGTCTTATCTAATATAGATTGTATATTATGAAAGCAACCTTTATCTATTCTCTCACTATGATTTGTAAAATAATATTCATCATTAATTCCTACACTAACTAATATATTATCTTCATGAAATGGTGATGGATCATACCCACCATTCTCATTTCTTTGCCATGATGTTTCTACGTCTACTGTTGTTATCATACCTCGTACCTACTTATCGCCCTTCTAATGGTACACACAGGTTCACCATGATAACCATTTATTTTATTTTTACTAATACATAATGTTCTTATTTTATTCTCAGCATCTGTGTTGGCATTTCTACCTATACCAATAATAAGATCAGCTTCAGCTGCCTTACCTGTTTTAGAGTTTTCCATCTGATCAAACGAAATACTATTTCTATTATGTGCATCAGCTGATGCCTGTGATATAGCAATCACCGCACAGTTTCTACGTTTAGCTATTTCTCTAACACTTGTATATATCTGTCTTAACTTCTCATCTGTTCTTGCATAAGTTCCCTTTACATTTACTTTATCTAATTGATCTATAATAATTATATCTGGTTTATTTTTTTCACAGTGTGCATCTATATCATCCATTGACCAATCGACTGTATCAAACATAAATAAATTATCTTTTATACCACTCCATTTTATTTGTGCAGATGATTTATTATCTAATATCTCATCTCTAGTCATACCTGTGTAAGCTGATATTGCTCTTATCTGAGTTCTTATTGCAGGTTCCTCATTAATAAATGCATGTACCTTTGCACCCTGTGCACAAAATCCATCTGGTGCTGCACATAAACTAACCCAGAAAGCAGTCTTACCTGTCTCTGGTCTAGCAAAAGCTATCATAAGATTACCACCACCAACACCACCTACGTTTTCTCGCAATACAGGTATATTAAATTTCCATTTAGTTGTAACATTTAAAAGATCTATTACTTCAGATATATCTTTTGTAACTGCAGGTGCTTTATCTTCTGTAATAGTAGTCTTATGTTTATCAATCATACTAACTATCTCTGAAAAATTAGCATCTTTACCATTAAATATTTCTGTTGCCTCTATACCTATTCTCTGTGCTAAATCTCTATCAGATAATATTCTAAGTATATCTTTAGCTACCTCTTTGTTTGGCTCTTGAACTTCTTTTATATCCTCTACTAATTCACTAAACTTTTCTTTAGCTGCTCTTGTAAGTGCAGGATTAAATCTAACAGTATGCAAAGAATAAAGATCATCTACCTTTATATCATCTTCGTATTCTTCATGTGCTTTCTGAACTGTCTCATACAAAGAATTAATATCACCTCCAAAAACTGTGGGAGATAATATACTTTTATTCTGTGTATAAAAATTTTTATTAAGCATAAGCCTAATCATTTGTTTCTCAATCATTTTTTAATTCCTTTAATAAAATTTGACTTATTGTTTCTGCAATTGATTGATCTCTCTGATTCCAATCTGGTTTATTAGATTCATATATATCCCATTTCCACTCATTCCATTTATCTAATATTTCTTTTTTCATATCTTCAGTCATAAAACATTCTCCTTATTTGCTCTGTATTATAGTATTTAAGGTCATCCTCTATTGCTTTAACGATTACATTATCAAAACCAGATGATCTTAAATCTTTTGCCATGTCATATGATTTAGATGTTGCATCTCTATCTAAACACACATATAAATTTTTATAAGGTCTTAGATGTTCTAGGTGTGATGATTTTAAACTAGTACCCATTATAGCAACACCAGTTAATACATTAGATACTGCACATGCTGATGGGCAATCTTCTACAATTACAACATCTTCGCAGTCACCACATTTAAATGGTACATCTTTACTACCATACATAAACCATTTTGGAAACTCACTTTTATTTAATGCTCTACCTACTGCACCAACTATCTTATGATTTAATCTATTTTTAACCAAGAACACAACTCTATCTTGTCTTACATCATATTTAAAATCTGCTCTACCCCAAGACCAAGACTCCCAACAATTATTTTTATTTAACCAGTGCATAGCTTTATCATTAGAATATATTGATTGAAAACTATCTGGTATCTCAAAGTCTTTATCATGCACATGTAAATCTTTATTACCAAAAAAAACTTTCTCTACATAATTCATATCTTTATCTCCTATACTTTTGCCTCTTGCTTTACAAGTTGCATGAAAACAAAACCAATATAATTTATTTTCTGTAGTATCTATTGATAATGTATTTTTATTATTACAGAATGGACAGTCCATTCTTGTTTGTATATCTTTTGATAATGACAAACCTTTTATAACTTGTAGCTGTTGTTTATAATTCAAATATTTAATTCCTCATATGTTATAACATACTTGTCTGTCATATAAAAATCAGATGCCTCTATCTTCATTAATTTATTATTTAAATAATAAGCTACACTATTCTCTATCGTCTCTATTGTTGGATCCTTCTCTAATGGCATAACTGCTACTGCCTCTATTCCTAGTCCTATTAATCTTACTTTGTATTTTATCATAATCATTTCCCTTATCATCTTTTTTATCTTTTGTCAAATTGTTTTTTCTTAATTTCTTATAATAATTAGGATGATAAAATGTCACAGTTTACCTTTTCTTTCTTTTCTAGTTATATATGGTACTTCTAATACTTTATAAGATGAGTTACCTTTTTTATTTTGCCAATTTATATGGACAAACTTATCATTATCAATAGGTTTGCCACCATATTTTATTATGGCTTTCTTTAAACTTCTAGCCTCTATTACTTTTTTTTCTCCATCACCTCTTACAAATGTATACTCTCTCATAGTTCCTCCATTATATATCTCTTGAGTTCTTTGTCCTGTACATTATCTGGTATATTATTCTTGTAAAATATCTCATAACTATCACTACCATATTTACCAATACCAAATAATTGCTTAGCATCTTTGCCATCCCATGTCAAGTAATCTTCAGACATTCTTATCAATCTTCTTGATCTTACATATTTTAATCCCAGATCTTTTAACATATCTGCAATAGTCTCTACGTCTGCACGTAATAGGGAATGCTCATCAGGGAATCTCCTAAAAAACTTTGGTAGTATCTTCTTAACTATCTTACGATTAGTCTGGTTCAAACATATAACACCAACCATGTGTTGCCATCTGCTATCTACCTGTTGCTGTACCATAAGATCTTCACGCATAGGTTTTATCTTACTCTTCTCATAAGCTACTGACCTATTCTTACTTATCATATAATCTATTACATCATTCATTGCTATCCTTTGTTTTATCACCATAGACAATTTCTATTTTTCCATCCTTTAATACATATTTATTATTTGGATCTAAGGCTTCATCTTTATTATTTTTTAACTCTACACCATCTGCCTCTAGTTTATCTAACATGTTTAAACCTTCGACAATACCCTGTGCAGTATAAATATTATCACAGAAACAAACTACATTCTGTTTACCATTCTGCAAATCATACATCACTGCATTTTTCTTAGCATAGTAATTACCTTCATATGTATTTTTAACTAGCATATCTTTTGTTATTATATTATCATCAAGTATCATTGCTTTTCTCCTTGTCCTCACAGTACTCAGTTAAAAAAGTATCAACAGTTGATGCTGTGTCATCATCTATATCTGTAATGGTATCTGTATACCAAGTACCATCTGGTCTTTCCATT